CTAGACAAGTTCAGTGAATTGTATAATCCCAAGTGGACCTATGTAGAAGCACATAAACCAAAGGAGTTCTTTGGTTACAAGGACTTTCCTACTAACAGTCTGTTTGATCCATCTATGGATGCAGATGTAATTCGTAGTATTGTCACTAGGCAGAGGAGTCAGTGGTATTCTATCTTCTGGTCTATGTCTAATCCTAACCTGGATGACTATGATTTCATTGTGAGAGCAAGGACTGATCTGACATTTGAGAGACCTATTAAGTTCTCTGACTACACACCTGACAAAGTTTATATGATGGATGGTGCATTGCAATGTGGTGGTGATAGACACTATCAGGACTGGTTCTGGTTTGGTCCACCACAATATATGGGGTTGATAAACAAAACTTATGAGAAGATCCTACCCTTCTACAAAAATGGATTGAGACATATGCACGAACTTATGCTACAATCAATTAGTGAAGAGGATATTGCTGGTGAGATCTTGGACCTGGGTGTTTATATGATGAAGAGAAGTGGTATAGATATCAATGAGCAGAAGAAGATTATCAAACAGAAAACAGGAGACCTTCAGGTTGATCTGATCTAGGAGTTATTATGAAAGTTATTATCTGGGGGTATCCATTACACACGCATACCCATTCATATACACATGCTGCTGTCTTCAAAGCATTTGAGAGTCTAGGGTATGAGACATACTGGTTTCATGATGGTGATTATCCAGAGGACTTTGACTATGAAGACTGCCTCTTCTTTACAGAAGGGTTTGCAGATAGAAAGATTCCTTTGAGGAAGACCAGCACATATTTTGTTCATGTCTGTGTGAATCCAGAAAAGTATGTTGGCAATGTCAAGAAACTTGTTGACGTCAGATATCTGATGGACAAAATGGATTCAGATAATTACAGCTATGTTCTGGATAGGTCTAAGTGTGATGTGCTAGATAAGGGTGTACTCCATGAGAGAGACTCTGGAGACTATGAGATCATCTACATGGCATGGGCTACCAATCTCTTACCAGATGAGATTGATCTTGAATGGGCAAAGATTAAAAGGTCTGATACCTATTACTTCCTAGGAAGTATATCTACACATGGTAGGTTTGCTAACGCTGAATACATTCAGGAGTTTGCAGACTGCTGTATTAAGATGAATATCAAGACGTCTGTGAATGACCCATGGGCCAATCCTCTTTCAGAAGAGGAGAATATGAGACTCACACAACAATCCTTTATGTGTCCTGATTTCAGGAACAGGACTCATAAGAAATGGGGTTACATTGGATGCAGGTTGATGAAGGCAATCAGTTTTGGTCAACTTGGTATGACTAATTCAAGAACTAGTCAGGAATTCATTGATGACTCTGTTCTCTATTCAGAGAGCATCCCAGAACTATTCCAAGAGGGATTGAAAAATATGGATAATATTGATAGAATTAAACACCAGATGAATATTATTCGTAAAGAACACACATTTGTGAACAGGGTACAAGGTTTACTGAAATTGATCTAGGAGAAAAAATGAACAACCCATATGGATTTAAGATTGATCCTCGCTATAAGCACTTTGAGTTTCCACGTGAACACCTCCCTACTGTGATTAAGGATAGTCTTGCTGTTGATGGTAGGACTGATCTTAAAGTTGTAGAAATTGGTGTGGAGTATGGTGGGTATCTTGATATCTATTATCCTCAACTGGAACCTGTGACATCTGAATTCTATTGTGTTGATCTGTGGTCCACAGAGGGTAATGATGATTACTTCCGTAACCGTGATGGGCAGGTAGAGAGAGGACACAAGCGTGTGATTGAGAGGTATGGCAATAATCCCAAAGTCACATTGTGTCAGGGTGCATCTGTGGAGAGAGCAAAAGAGTTTGAGGATGAATACTTTGACTGGATCTACATTGATGCAGACCACACCAAGGAAGCAGTGCTAGATGATATTACTGCTTGGTATCCTAAACTCAAAAAAGGTGGTATCATTTCAGGACATGATTGTTTCTGTGAACCCACCAATGAAGCATATGATTTCTTTGATGTGGAGGGTGCCCTGGAAGAATACTTTGCAGATGTTGTTCAGGACATCTGGATGACAAATGAAGCCTCTTATAAGAGTTGGTCCTATATCAAACCTGAATGATGTCAAAGATTACATTTGGTTATATTATTGGTGGTGATGATAGTCACTATGAGAATCTATTGAGGTCTCTGCGCTCTCTGGAAAGAATTGAGCAGGACCATGAGATTCTCATCCTTGATGCTGATGGTAGACTAGGTGCTCCTGAGGGTCAGGACAATGTAAGAATTATTCATTATCCTGTTCAAGAAGGTAAAGGTGGAGACTGGTATAAACCACACATTTGGCAGATGAGATATCATCTTTATGAGTATCTTGAAACAGACTATTGCTTCTATCTGGACTCTGATACAGTTATTGTCAATGACAGAGTGGATGATTTGATTAAGTATTCAGAAGATAAGTTTCTAATCTGTCCACACTGGTGGTTGAATGACATCAAAGATTACTTCACCAAAGTGAGAGTCTCTGCTAAATCAATTCACCCATACCTTAATGCAGGAAATGCCTATCAAAGATACATTGCTTCAGGTGTCTTCTTGTTTAAGAGGGGAGTCCATGATAAAATCTTTAAGACATTCTCTGAAATGTTTGATGCTATCTTTGCTGATGGTCAATGTCCTGCTGGTATAACTGATGAACTCTTGTTGGGTTTATCACTATTCAAGGAAGGTGATTACAAGTTTGCTCATGGTTCAATGAACCATAGTTCTAATCATAATCAGATGCCTCTAAAATATACAAAGGGCAATTTCTATGGTAAGAACCCTGATGATGATAAGTTTCAGAAGGTATTCTTGTTCCATAATGATATCAAAGAATTTTACACCAGTGATATTACTAATGGTCTGACACCAAAAACAATCAGAGAGTTGGAGAAGGTTTGTTACATTAAATAGTGATATGACTGTATTTGCAAAAGCACCTTTACGCCTTGGTCTTGCTGGTGGAGGAACAGACATCAGCCCATATTGGAATAATCATGGTGGTGTGGTGTTAAGTGGCACCATTGATCAATACGCCTATTGTAAAGTAGAGGCATGGGAGGACTGGTGCTTTAAGAGTGTTGATCTTGATATAGAAGACACTCAAAAGTATTTGGATGACCAATATGTATCTGGTCCCTTGCAACTTCTAATCAATTCCTATCAATACCTTTTAAAGAATCACCCAAGGAAGACTCCTGTAAAGATCACCACCTATGTTGAGGCACCCCCTGGCAGTGGTCTGGGCAGTTCTAGTGCCCTCGTAGTGGCATTGGTGACTGCTATTAGTGAATACTATGGTATTCCTTATGATGAGTATCAAACAGCAGCTGCTGCATTGAGGATTGAAAGAGATATATGTGACCTTCCTGGTGGTAAGCAAGACCAATATTCAGCAGCATTTGGTGGATTTAATTATATTGAGTTCTTGCAGGATGGTAGAACTATTGTGAATCCATTGAGATTGAACTACAAGACGCAGAATATGTTAGAGATGAATACTGTTCTGTATTATGTTGGTTCACCTAGAAGTGATGTGAGAATTATTGAAGGGACATCACAAAATTTGAAAAAAGATTCTAAGACTGTTGACATCACCCATAAGATCAAGGATGCTTGTATAGAATTTAAGAGAAGTCTTCTTGTGGGTGATGTAAAGAAACTCTCTGACCTGATGAATGATTACTGGAACCTCAAACTACAAACAAATAGCAAAGTGGGTTCTCCTGCCTTGATAGATACTTATGAGTATGCTATGCTCAATGGTGCAACTGCTGCTAAAATCTCTGGTGCTGGTGGTGGAGGACATATGGTCCTCTTTACTGAATTTGAGAAGAGACACAAATTGATTACAGCACTTAAAAAAAGAGAGACAGGTAGGATTGTCCCATTCAAGTTCGTAAAGCATGGAGTTGATGTATGGCGGCAGTAGAGTTCCATCCCAAGGGATGGGGATATGAAAAATGGATTGTCAATAAGAAAGAGTACTGCGGCAAACTTTTGTTTTTCAGAGAGGGATTGAAGTGTTCCTTTCACTACCATAAGATCAAGGATGAAGTGTTTTATGTTCAGAGTGGTATGATCTATATCACTCATGGACCAACAGATGATATTACCAAAGCAAAGACAGAGATTCTTAGACAGGGTGATAGTTTTCATGTTCCTGTTGGACTACGACATCAGATGAAGGCAATTAGAGATACAGAATTATTTGAATTTTCAACAGAGCACTTTGAGGATGATAGTTACAGAGTTATCAAAGGGGATTAAACTTTATATTCTTGTTGGTGGTAGAGGAACTAGACTCAAAACTGTCACAGGTGATACACCAAAACCTCTTGTGTCAATCTATGGTAAGAGTTTCTTACAGAGAGTGATAGACAATCTGTCAGGGTTTGATATCACCTTGGTGTGTTCAGTCTTGAACTATGAATGGTTTGAAGACTTTGATTGTGATGTCTTCAATGAGGGTTATCCCTCTGGAACTGGTGGGTGGATGAGGAAAATTGACCTACCAGAATCTTTTTACGTCATGAATGGTGATACTTTCTTTGGTGGTGATATTAATGTAGATGCTGATTCAACCACAGTCTTTGTAAGTAAAGAAAAGATAATGGGTGATGAAGGTTATATTGAAGGGAAGAAAGGAAAAGTCACAGAGTTCATAGAGAAAAACCCAGAGGCAGCAGGACAGAAGAAGCTAGTCAATATGGGCATCTATAAGATCTATAAGAAAGATTTAGTTTTGCCCAATAGTTTCCCTATCAGCATAGAGTATGATATACTTCCTAGTGTAGACCTATCCTATAAGGTCGTTAAATCTGAAAAGTTTGATATAGGGACCCCAGAAAGATTGGAGACTTTCAAATCATGGTTCAATACCTAATCACTGGTGCTGCTGGTATGATGGGCACACATCTTTATGATGCCTTGAAGCAGGACAACAGAGATGTACTAGCAACATATCATAAACCTACTATTGATAGTAGAGATAAGTATCTGGATAGTCTGGAAGATCAGATTCACCTTGACCTCACTTCTTTTTCAAGTGTACTTAAAAACATTGAGTTATTCAAACCCAAGGTAATCTTTCATCTAGCAGCACAGAGTAGACCTGATGTTTCATTCAAGTTTGTAAAGCATACACTCACCACAAATATCATTGGCACACAAAATCTGTTAGAAGCTTGTAGGGTACTGAAGCATAGACCATTGGTCATCAATGCATCTTCATCTGCTGTATATGGTGACATTGATTGGTCTACACCACCAGATGAAGAGTCACCTACCAAACCACTGTCTCCTTATGGAACAAGTAAACTTGCACAGGAGCATCTAGTCAGGAACTACTATGAGATGGGTTGTATTGACTATGTGAATGCAAGGATATTCAACTGCACTGGTCCTAGGAAAACTGGTGACCTAGTGTCTGATGTTTGTAGGAGAGTCGTTTTTAGTGATGATTCTATTCCTGTTGGAAATATGAGTGCAATCAGATCTATTGTAGATGTGAGAGACCTTGTAAGAGGATTGATTCTGTGTGAGAAAATCAAGAACACCACTATCAATATTGGTGGCACAGAGACACATGGTGTTGCAAAGATTATCAGTTTGATTGTAGGCAATAGATCAATTCATCAGGACAGAGAACTATTCAGACCCACTGATGAGGCAGTTATCTGGGGCAACATAAATAAGGCGAAAGAACTTCTGGGATGGGAACCTACTATTTCCCTAGAAGAGACCATTAATGATACTCTTGATTATTGGAGAAGTTTGAAATGAAGATCTGTTTAGTTGGACCAGGCATTATGCCTATCCCACCTGATGGTTGGGGCGCTCTGGAAAGACAGATATGGGATAGAGCCTGTGTCCTGGGAGAGATGGGACATGAGGGTGACATCATTAATGTCCCTGATATGAATGAGATTGCCAGAGAGTGTCTGGAAGGTGACTATGATGTGATTCATATTCACTATGATATGTTCTACCCTGTTGTTGACTATCTTCATGGAAAGGTTAAGTGTCCTATCCTATTCAGCAGTCACTACCCTTACATAGATCAACCAGAGTGGCATAGGAAGGATGGATATTGGAGAGTGTCTGACTGGATGATTCAGAACAGAGACAAGTATTATAACTTTGCAGTATCACCCAAGGATGTTGTCTGGTATCAGAAGCATCAATGGGATGAGGATAGACTCTTCTGGTTGATGGAAGGCACCAATGATCCTGAATTTACATTTGACAAGGAATGCACTTACACTGACAAGTCAATCTATCTTGGTAAGATTTCTGAGAGGAAGAAGCAATACATCTATCAGGATCTGATTGGTGTGGATTTTGTTGGCAAGTATGAAGCAGGAACACCATTCCATAAGGAGAGATCCAGTTATAAGGGAGAGTGGGGTAGAGAAAAACTCTGTGGTAATTTGACCAAGTATGCTAATATGGTGCTGCTCTCTGATGGTGAGAATGGTACATCTCTTGCTATCAAAGAGGCACTGGTGGTAGGACTGGGTGTGGTCATTTCACGCCATAGTGCTGCTGAACTTGATGTGTGTAGAGACTTCATCACTGTTATCCCTGATGACAGATTGAATGATATGGATTATATCAATCAGATGATTAAGGAGAACAGAGAATACTCTTGTGCTAATAGGGAGGAGATCAGACAGTATGGAATGGATACATTCTCATTGACCACTCTGATTGATAGGTATGTGAAAAATGTAGAAAGCATTATCAAATGAAGATCAGTATTATTGGACCCAACACACCTATTCCTCCCAAGGGATGGGGTGCTGTTGAATCCCTGATATGGGATATGAAACTGACATTGAGTCAACTAGGACATAGTGTTCAGATTGTGAATGTAGGTGACCCCAGACAGGTCATTCAAATGATCAATGAGTTTCGTCCTGACTTTGTTCATATCAACTATGATGACTGGGTTCCTATCTACCCATACATTCAATACCCTAGTGCAGTGACCACACACTTTGCTTATATTGAACGCCCTGAAATGATGGGTGGGTATAAGCAGAGAGTGTTTGATGAGTTTGCCAGAATCAAACCTAATGTGTTTGGTCTATCTGATGGTATCAATGATATCTACCACAATCTTGCTGGTATCCCTAGGGAGAGATTGTTCTTGAATCCTAATGGTGTGAACCTAGGGAAGTTCAAGGTATCTTCTAATCCAACTAATGCAGATAGATCCATCTATCTTGCCAAGGTTGATTCTAGAAAGAGACAACACCTGTTCCAGAGTATTGATTCACTCTGGTATGCAGGAAACATTGCAGATAATAGATTTGATAAAGCAAAGAATTATCTGGGTGAGTGGGACAAGGAGAAGCTACATAGGATGCTTACCAGTTATGGTAACCTTGTTCTGCTATCTGATGGTGAAGCACACCCTCTGGTCTGTCCAGAGGCATTTGCTGCTGGTCTAGGGGTTGTTATCAGTCAATGGGCTGCTGCCAACCTAGACACCACCAAGGAGTTCATCACAGTCATTCCAGAAGATAGGATCAATGATCTGGAATATGTAGAACAAAAGATTATTGATAACAGAGAATACTCTGTGAACAATAGACAAGAGGTTCTGGACTATGCAAAACAGTTTGAATGGTCTAGAATACTGAGTGAATACTTCCTGCCAAATGTTGAAAAAGTAATTCATGGAAAGAGATAAGAACAAAGCAACTTATAAGTTGAAGGGCATTGGTCCTATCTACTGTATCAATCTTGATGATCAACCTGAAAGATGGCAATACATGGAGGACCAATTTAAGTATTGGGAAATTAAAAACTACAAGCGTGTCTCTGCTTATGATGGTAGAGAGGATGACCTTGGGGATATTCTTAAAGGCAGGTATCCTGACCTTATGTCTTCTGGTGAGATTGGTTGTACCACATCACACCTGAAAGCAATTAAGGATTTCTACTACAATACTGATGAACCTTATGCTATCATGATGGAGGATGATTGCAATCTGGATCTAGTCAGGTTCTGGAACTTTACATGGAAAGACTTCTATTGTAGAATTCCTTATGACTGGGATGTAGTACAAATTGCTATCATCTGTACAGGTGATTTACATGTTAGGATTCATAAACGTTTTGTGAATGAGTTCTCAACTGCGTGCTATCTTATCACCAGGCACCATGCAAAGAAGATGATTGATCTTCATTGCAGGGGGGATAAGTACAAACTGGATAATGGAGTTAAACCACGTCCTGTGGCAGATGACCTACTCTATAATTCAGGCAATGCTTATTCCCTGCCTCTCCTTCTCTATCGCATTGAGTTGGGTTCTAGTATCCATCCAGAACATATTGATGTATTCCATAAAGGGAATGTTGAGTCTCAACTGAACTACTGGCAGCAACAAGGTTGCCAGATGTCTATTGAGCAACTGATGGATTTTGACCCTTACCTTGGTAGGGTCACACAACCAACTCAAAGAGAGGAGGAGAAACTTCCCACCTATGAGGAAGGTACTTGACAGGGGTAAACACTCCTGCTAGTATAAATACTTAACCTTTTGTCTTACAGCAATTTAAGTAACAAAAGGATACAAACAAGGGATTGTCGATCCCTTTTCCATCTGTGGGTAACCATTCCACAAGTAAAAACGAGGTAATTCCAATGATCAAATCTGTATTCGCAGCTACTGCTGTTCTGTTCACTTCTGCAGGTGCTGCCCTTGCAGGTCCCTACGTAAACGTAGAAGCCAACTCTGGATGGGCTGGTTCTGACTACTCTGGCACTGTCACTGATGCTCACGTAGGTTATGAAGGCGCTCTTGGTGATAATGCTGCTTGGTACATCCAGGGTGGTCCTGCTCTGGTTGCCATTGATGGCGAAGAGACTGAGACTGAATTCAGTGGCAAAACTGGTGCTTCAGTTGCTCTGACTGATTCACTGTCCGCTTATGGTGAAGTTTCCTTCATCACTGGTGATGATGACAATAGCTATGGCACCAAAGCTGGTCTGAAGTTTGCCTTCTGATCTGCCCTGTGTATAATGAGAGGGTCCAAGAGGACCCTCTTTTTTTATGGAGAAAATTAATGGACTATGATTCTATTGACCTTTGTATAAGGTCTATCACACCCTCTGAGACCAACCCAGAGAGGGTTGTAATGGATATGCCATCTAGGTATGATCCAGAACCCCAGAAACCTGTAGAAGTGTCACTCACAGTTGTTGATTTTATTCAAGAGAAATATAATGTTGTCATGTGTCCTCCTGGTTGGCCAAACCCTCCTACTGAATGAAAAAATATTTGCTCTGTCTAGCATCCAATCCTATCGTTCATATCAATGTATTGCTCTTAGGATGTCTGATTATCATTGGTCAGATTCATAATCACTATCATCATGATATGACTAAGGATGCAGATGCCTTTGTTTATAAGTGGTGTAGATCAAACCCAAACAAGTGTGCCAGTTATTAAAGTGTCCACTCTTAATTTGACAAATATTAAAAAATTATATATAATGTAACAATACTTCACACATTGGAGAAAAACATGACTGTTACAACAGAAGAAGGTGGACGTACAAACATGTGGGCCACTGAACCAAGAATGTACATGACCAAGGAAACCCTTGATCGTTATGGCATTGAGACTCACAATGAGTTCGCTGAAAAGTTGAATGGTCGTGCTGCAATGTTGGGTATTGTTGCTGGGTTTATTTCATATGCCTTTACAGGTAATCTCTTCTTTGGTATCATCTAGTATAACTAGAAGATATACTTAGTGGGAAATATGAGCAACCCCAATGCTCTCTATGAAGACATGGAGAGACTTAATGCCCTATACCAAGAACTCTGCTGGGGGCACGATGATGAACTTATTTTCACTCACGAAAATGGCAGAGTTGTTATCTACAACAAAACACAAGAGGAAGGACAATGAACGAAAAGGCAGAACGCATTAATGGTTGGGCAGCTATGCTGGGCGTAGTCGCAGCAATGGGTGCATATGCAACCACAGGTCAAATCATTCCTGGCATTTTCTGATGGATAACGCAAGTAACGCTGATATCTTTTTCAGAGCAAATGGTCGTGCAGCAATGATGGGATTCATCATTATCTGTGCAGTTTATGCAGTCACAGGACAAATTATTCCTGGAGTGATCTGATGGGATTCATAGGAGCAGCAATACTCATATTGATTCCTATCTTTGCAGTAGTAAAGGGGACTGATAAATGACATATGATTGGACACTATTTCAAACACTAGTGTTCATCATCACCCCTTACTTTCTTATGCTTGCATTGGCAAGAAGAGATGAGGATGATGGTGGTCCACCAGATGGTGGAATGATGACACCAGTGTATCAAGGTCAAGGGGCATAATTGCCCCTTTTTTTATAAATATTATTACCTCGAACTCTACAAAATGCTGGGTAAATCCAAGGCAAAAGTAGAAGAGAAGGACCATGATGAAGATAAGAGTGAAGTACTTGGTAATCTGGTCAAAGTTGTTGTACTAATTTGGTCTGCATCTCTCCTTACTTTCAGTTATGTAAGACTCCCCAATGGTCAGAAGATTTTAGATTTTGATCCTACCTTTATTGCATCAGTCTTCAGCGGATCACTAGCTGCCTTTGGATTGAGCCCTGCTAAAAATGGAGGGACTGGTTCTGCACCCACAAAGAAGAAGAAAGATGAAGAACCACCAGTGGTATCAGCAGTGGAGATTAAGAAGTAATGTATAGAGAACCTCATCTACAACAAAAGGCAGATGAGTGTTCTATTTTATGGCACAATTGGCACACTCTCTGGCAAAAAAAGCATTAGGTGCGCCTGAGGCGAGGGATAAGTGGGGTAAATGTGTTGATGAAATGACAGTTATGATACGTGTTGAAGTGGAAACAAATCCACGCTATAATTCTATGCGTAAGTTATAGATAGAGTAGTTGCATAAACTAATGAAAATATTCCTAGACACAGCTGACTCCAAGGAAATTGGTAAAGCATATGAGACTGGTCTCATTGATGGAGTCACAACTAACCCTACTCTGATTCTCAAGTCAGGTAGGACTATTGAGCAAGTAGCATCAGAACTTATCTCCTGGTGTCCCAGACTCATCAGTATCTCAACAGAGGTGGTAGCAGATACAGCAGAGGGGATGGTGGAGCAGGCAAAACACTATTTGCCCATTGGAGATCCAATCACAGTTAAAGTTCCTTGCACAGTAGAAGGTCTTAAAGCATGTAAGATTCTTTCAGATGAAGGAGTCAAGGTGAATGTAACTCTTATCTTCTCTGTATCACAAGCAATCCTTGCTGCAAAAGCAGGAGCAACTTATGTCTCTCCTTTTGTTGGTAGGATGAATGATAATTCTTTGAGTGGTGTAGCACTGGTTGGATCTATTGCAGACACATATAGAACTCATGGTGTAAGGACACAGGTGCTTGCTGCTTCTCTTCGTGATGTTCACCATGTTGGACGTTGTTTTGCAGCAGGAGCACAAGTTTGCACCATTCCACCCAAAGTATTCTGGGGGATGTATAAGCACATTCTTACAGATAAGGGATTAGATTTATTTCAAGCTGACTGGGATGCTACCAATGTTATCTGATGCACTGATGTGGGTATCAATCCCCTTTGTACTTTCAACACTTTGGTTTGCATTCTACAAGGGTGAGAATGTTTATTATGAGTCAGATGCTTATGATGGTAATGGGACAGCACATCCTGTCCTATTTGAAGAGACCACCTGTAAAAGGAGGGAAATAGCAGATGGATCAGGAAGAAATCAAACATAGATATGGATTTGCAATGTGTGCATTCTCCAGAATGTACGGACCAAGAGTGGTAAATGGTTCAACAGGCATCCATAAGTTCTGTCATCAATGGGCAGAGTCAGAGATGCCTACACCAACAGGAACATTAGTCTCTATTAATTTTTACTTTAAGGACTTGTGGGATGCCTGGGGAAAAGAATAAATTACCCACACAGAATAGGTGGTGTAGAAGTGCTATCTGTGGGTCAGAACCATTTATACCAGACTCTGAATTTACAGGAGAGGACTGTAAGTTAACTTGTAGTGTAAAAAAGGAGGAGCATAAATGAATACAGCAGTTCTTCTAGCATGTTTATCACCTATCCTTATAATCTTTATTGTAATGAAGATGGTGGTCTTTTTTTCTGGAATTCACTCTGAGGAAAAATATGTTGAATCAGAATCAAGAAAACCCCACGGACCCTATCTGGCAGATGCATATGCAGATGTTGATGAGGAGGACGAAGAGTATTGAAATAGACAAGATTATAGATGATGCCTTACATCAATACTATGTTGTGGAACAGGGAAAACCAGTGCCAAATTGGAGATACATAAAAGATCAAGATTGGTGGCTTGAATATCTTGACTCCTTGGGTATCCCTAGACGCAATCCATGAACCTTTTTCTTAGACCATTAGATAATGTAACTGACCCTGTATGGTCTGTTATCATCTCAATACTAATATTTCTTTTAGTTGTATCCTACTACATATATACAATTATGGATATGGCATTTGAGGAACTAAAAGATGTCCAACCAAATCAATCAGAAAGATGCGAACCAGGATCAGGAGATAGCACTCCTGAAACACAGAATTGAAGATGTTGAGGAACTATCCTCAGAACTTCGTTTGAGAGTTCGTAAACTAGAACGTTGGGTTTGGGGTGCTGGCGCTGTCATATCTGCAGCAATCACAATTATTGGTTTAGCAATGGCAGCAGATGCCAAGGAGGGTAACTATGGGGGCTATGACACCGCCAAGCAGGAAGAGCTGCTACAATTTCAGGGTAGTGGAAATCAACAGGGTAGTTGATGGTGATACCATTGATGTAACTATTGATCTTGGATTTGACCTCTTCAAAAAAGAAAGAGTTAGAGTTGCAGGTGTTGATACCCCAGAAAAACGTACAAGAAACCTGGAGGAAAAAGAACTTGGAATTGATGCAACCTACTGGCTTAAAAGCAAACTGGAAGGCGCAATTGCTGGTGACGATGACCTTATTATTAGGACTGAGCTCGTTGGTGGTGTCGGAAAGTATGGGCGTCTTCTTGGCTGGTTATATATTGGCGATGGGGATGTATCGCTTAACGAAGAAATGATCACAGAAGGATATGCTTGGTCCTATGATGGTGGAACAAAGCAAAAGAACTTTGAAGAACTACGAGAGATTCGTAGAGCACATGGAACATTGGTGGACTAATTATGGCAGCAGTTTATAGTTTCTATCTCACAGCAGCAGTCATCTTATTGATGTTTGCTTACGCTGGATATGATGAAACAATGAAGTTCTTTACATACATAAATTTGCAAATCAGATACTTCCCTTTGAGAGTGAAGATTGAGTTTATGAAGTTTAAACTTAAGAAAGAGCTAGATAGAGATGTGAAACGTATAATGAAGGACAGACAGCGATGATTAGTCCTATGAGTTTTGTTCTGAACACAAGGAAATCCTATGATAAAGCACTTGAACAAGTTATCACTGAGGTTCAAGTGCAATTTGGTGATGAACCCCCTGCATGGATTCCATATTCAACACTACTTTCTATTGAGAAACTAAAATGCAAAAAGTAATTAATGGTGTAGCACTCTTTTCTGGGTGTGTATCCCTTGGTTTGGTTGTTGGTGGAGCAATTCTTTATATCAATAAAGATAACATTGTAGAGGGTGTTAAAGCACAGATTGCAGCAAACATAGCATCATCTATTCAAAGTGCTCTTCCAGGTATGGTAGATGCAGCTGTGCCAGGTATTCCTGAAACAACTGGACCTGCTATCCCTTCATTCAGATGAACAAATCTAAATCTCCCCTTAAGTGGTTTACTATTGCAGTTGGAGGAACTGTGGCTGTTGCCCACATTGGCATCCTAGGTCACATTCTCAATCATCAACCTGAAATAGCTCAGACACCAACATTTAACATTCCTGATGGTCCATACTCATCTTACAGAATTACTGCTGGTAAAGATGGATATGAGATTGAGTATAGAGCAAATGATCCTAAGGTTCTAGAATCTGAAAGGTCACTTGAACTGGACCATGAAAGAAGAGGATTGTTTGGGGGAGGTAGAGAACAAAGAACTGAACATAGAAGAGATCAGTTCACAATGGATGGCACTAGGAATTTGGGAGGTGGCTCATTAGAGGGCGAGGGAAAGTTGGGTGCCAAAAGCGCAGAGTGTATAGCGGCGGACGCTGGAGCACGATCACAAGGTGCAATGGCAGGGACTAGTATTGCTACTGGTGTTCTTGTTCCTGCTGTTTCTAGCATCCCCTATGTTGGATGGTTGGCTAGTGGATGGGCTCTTCTGCTAGGACAGCAAGCAGGTAGTTATATTGGTGGTGAGGTTGGTACTGTTTTTAATGATTGCTGATGGAAGATATTAATATTGAATTTATTAATTTAAGAAACATAACTGTTGGGAACTTAAACATTCCCAACATACCTGAATCTTTACAACAAACATCAGTATCAATACCACCAGTGGCACCAGTCACATTAGAACTGGGTGTGCCTATTGTTAATGTGCCTGGATGTGTAGAGGCACATGAGAGTGAAAACAAATCAAATACAGTGGGGAAAGATGACGAAAACGGAGTGGTTACGTATTGTGATGCTGGCGTCCCTAGTTTTAATCCTATACGCTATGAACCTGAAAACTTAACTTATCCTACTCCTGCACCTGTACCACCAACAGATATAAAACCAGAACCAAAAGTACCAGAGGCACCAGCAACTCCTCAAACTCCTACACCACCATCATCAGCTAATATAGAGTGTCCTACTCCTGCACAGAAAGTAAAAGAACCAGTAGGAACATTGGTGAATGGATTTAGAGAAAGAGTTGTAGAATATAAACTACTTGGTAAAGAGTGTGTTCAGATAACTGAATCTGTTTCTCTGCCTACACAGATAGTAAAAGGACTACCTAGTGGTGGTCAGGTAGTCCAGGTGGGTAGTATTGCAGTTGTAGCAACAACATCTGCATTGCTTGCTAAACCATTGGCAGATATCCTTTTGAAAGCAGTCAAACCAACTGTTAAGAAGGTAGTAAAGAAGATTGCTGCTATCAGAAAGAAACCTATTCCTGTGAAATCGACAGGGGAGCGCCGAGCAGAGCAGCGTCAGATGAATGCTGCAGTGAAGGCATTGAGGTCTGTGTTCCCAAGGAAGAAGAAGAAGGGATAGAGTGAGTGTGTGGTGCTAATGTGGTTACATTTTGAACTACCACATCTGCACAGATGGAAAAGTATGGTGATTTAGGGTGGAAACTAATTCCACTCTTGATTAACTCACCACAGTTCTTCAGTCTTGCAATTTCAAAATCCAATCTCTTATTAGCAGTTGCCTGTTGCATAAGTGCAATATTTGCTGCTGCTGCTTCCTTGCACTGTTCTTGTAGTTTTTTATCTAATGGTCTAGACCATGTGGCAGAGAATCCAACAGAGAGACTGTAATTATCTTTCTGTCCTGTTCTTGTAGGAATCTCATAGATGATAGCACCAGGATTGTCAGGTGCTCCATCCCCAATAGGATTCCCATTCTCATCAAACTGACCAAGGAAGTCTCTCTGATCATATACAGGTTCATTGTAATATGGTTCCCAAGGTTTTTGTTGAGAAGCACTACCTGTCACATAAGGAGTAAAGTTTAGAGTTGGTCCTTGACATTGAATTCCAGCACCATAGGTGTTGGTGATATATGGTCCTTGGAGGACTTGGATGGCTTGGTTTGTAACACTTCCAGATGAGTTAGCAATAGGAGAGGCAGTGGCGCTAACACCACCAACACCCTCTGCCAAAGTTTGAGTTGGGGATAATAGTCCAAAGATTATTGAGAGAAGATAGAAACTGTGTCTGTGACGCTTGTTACCTCTGTTTCTCTTTGAATAATTGTCTGTTGACTCAATCCTGGTCCTTGATAAGTCTCTGTGAACTGAAAGGCATGACCTGGTGTTGTTTGTGTAAACGTTGGTCTGCTGTTTATTCCTGTCCATGATGAGGTCACTCCATCTATAGTTACATTGTTAGCCCCAGTACCTGGGTTCAGGTTACCTGATGCTGTAATACCACTTCCTGTAGCAGAGTATTGATACCCTGTGTTGTAATCCATACTATTAATAGTTTCAGTCACTTTGGAGGTTGTCTCCGTGTGGCTGGTCATTGATCCCTGTGTGAAGTTAGGAACAACAGGGACTGCCTTCATAGGCAGTCCACTTGCACCCAAGATAAACATAAGACCAATAGCCTTTGTTAATCTATTCATCACATCCTCCTACTATTTAATAGTAATTTCTGTGACAAATTGACCAGTTGCACTAGTGCCAGCTCCGCCAGCAGTCAACGCCATAGTACCAGCAGAATTGATAGTACCAGCCAGATTGCCAGCGACACCGCCAGCAGTGGTTGTGACATTTCCAAACGCGGGCAAGGAGGCAGCCACACCACTAGTGATGGCTGTATTTCCTGGGATTGCGTCTCCCTGATTATAGGATTCGGACAGGGTAAATGCACTCCCTGCTGTTGTAACTGCATAAGTACCTTCGCTTAAAGTAGCAGCAGCAGTTGCACTGGCAGGAGCAGTAAGACCACCCATATCAGACGCAGTAATATTGCTACCACTGACAGAATAAGAACTACCAATTCTAGTTGCTTGTGAAGCAGCAGAGTCAACTTGAAGTTGAACACTAGTTGTTATTCTATGTGTAAGATCGGCATGTGCTGGTGCCGCCATCAGAAACATACTAAAAAGCAATGCTGCCTTTCTCATAAATGTTTTCCAGATACACTCCTGTATTTAGAATATGTATTTTTGAAACACTTATCTTTGTATCCTAGCAAACATCTTAAATTTATATAAAGTGCGTTAAATAGTATATTACCCTCATACCTGTACTTTAAAAATGGAAGACAAAGAATTCTCTGATTTTAAAATGGAGAGAATTGAATGTCCAAAATGTGGAGCAACTTGGTTAAATGGACAACACTATTGGAGCACAGGTCGTATGGGTGATACTAAAACACTGTCCAATCTGGTCTGTGGTGTAGTTCCAGGACCAGGGTGTATTAATAAGGACCATAAGAAAGGTCACATCTATGGAGAGAAAGATACTTGGGAATCTAGAATGAAATTTATTGACAGATGGGAGAAAGAACAGTAATGCCAAGAGGACCTATTACAAGATATGAGATACAGTCAAAACTCTTTAAGTTAAAGGATGAACTTAAAGTAGAAAATGCACCATCAGAGTATAAGTATCTTGCTGACCAGTACCTAAATAAGGTATTAGATTACGTAGAAACATTCAGATACTGATGAATCTATACAGCAGGGCAAGAAAACATATTGATATGTCTCGTGTTAAAGAGTTGCGCACGAGATTTATAGAACAACAAGAAATTGAAAAAATTAAATTTCAAGAGGAACAAATTATTCTTGCAAGTAAGGAACTTGAAAAGTTTCAGGACTCTAGATATTCCAATTGGAAACGTGAAATATCAGGGGAATCAATTGAAGAAGGAATGACCACATCTGGAATGTTTCAAATCAATCTTCCTCCAGAGATTCCTACTGCTGAAGATGATATAAACACACATCAAGACCCAAACCTCCCTCCAGATGGCACACTTTCAAATGGTGCCTGGACAATGAATGATCAACCACCTGAAGGAAGTGCTGGTGTTAATATTACAATGCTGGCTGACCTCACTAGGACTGATACTCTTTCATTTCAGATTTATTTTAGTGGTGCAACTGTTGAGGAAATGAGTCTTGTCATAGATGGTCCACCAGGTAGTGGTCTGCAAAAAGTGATTCCTATAAATGTTCCTGGTAGTGGAACAGGTAGTGATGGTAGACAAATTACCATTGATAAAAGTTTAAGAGTAAAAAATGCATATGTTACTTACAGTGCAATAGGAGTTAAGGATGAAAATAATGTGAGACACGTTGGTAACAATGCTATCTTGATTACTTCAACTGTTCCATATAGACGATTCCCAATGAATGTCTTTGCATCACTTGATGATCCAGAGGCAACTGCATTTATTAGAGATGCACTAAGTAGTGATGGTCTCTCACCAGCTGAAAAGAAAAAGAAACTTGAGCAAATGCTAGGAGCAAGTGCAGAGTATGTAACCAAAATGTTTGGAGAAGGTGCATTTACAGGTGCCTCTGAAATTTCAGATGTTCAAGTACAACAAAGTTTTGCTCAAATTGCACAAGGATTACCTTATGTTGATGAAGATGATGCATTTGATGATGATTACTATCAAGGTCCTGTGCCAGATTATATGGATGATAGTGATGTAGATCTTCCTATTGAACTTGCTAACGCTGGTCCCAGCACACCAGTCAAGACGGATAGTGATGGAAGAATTGTTCCAAATCAGGGTGGTGGCAGACCTGGAAAGGTTAGATTAAAACCAGGTATGCTTCCTAGAGCAGGTAGAAGACAACCACAATATGCTCATTATGAACCAGAAGGTGAAGTTATTGTAGAGAAAAAACTCAAATCTCCAAAGAGTTTGTTAGATAAAATTCCTGGATATTATGATGGTAAACCAGCACCTCTTGGTTTCCCAATAGAAGAACCACCCAAGTTGAAGAATGGAATGCATCCAGATTTAGTGGATGGTAAGAAAGTTGCAAACAGATATAACAGATTAGATCCTATCAGTGCTAAGTCAATGCCTAAGACAGGTAATAAGTATATTGATGCTAAGGTTGCTAAGGCTCGAAAGAAAGCTAAGTGAACCCTTTCATCCTGGACAAACCTAGTCTATTGGGATTCTGACCAGTTGTCAAGGTGTCACATAGGTGTTGACAGATCTCTAGATATGCCTTAATATAAATACATCAACAAGTGAGGGTTCCCCCACATTTGTTTTACACGCCTTACCAGGACTAAACAGCGTGTCTAAACAACAGTCCTTCATACCCACTCTGGAGGGTAGAGTGGGAATACTATACTCAGTACCACCCCGTACTACTACATAACCCTTTTTCAAAACAATGGCTACAACACTTTCAAGACAACAATCTACATCCACCTGGGAACAATTTTGCCAGTGGGTGACCTCAACCAATAACCGTCTGTATGTTGGTTGGTTTGGTGTGCTGATGATTCCAACTCTGTTGGCAGCCACCGTATGCTTCATTACTGCTTTCGTTGCTGCTCCCCCTGTGGACATTGACGGAATCAGAGAACCTGTTGCTGGTTCACTTCTGTATGGTAACAACATCATCTCTGGTGCTGTTGTCCCTTCTTCCAACGCAATTGGTCTTCACTTCTACCCCATTTGGGAGGCAGCATCTCTGGATGAATGGCTCTACAATGGTGGTCCTTACCAACTGGTAGTTTTCCACTTCCTCATTGGCATCTTCTGCTACCTGGGTCGTGAGTGGGAACTGTCTTACAGACTGGGTATGCGCCCTTGGATCTGTGTTGCTTATTCTGCACCTGTTGCAGCAGCATCCGCAGTCTTCCTGGTATATCCCTTTGGTCAAGGTTCTTTCTCTGATGGCATGCCCCTTGGCATCTCAGGTACATTCAACTTCATGCTTGTATTCCAGGCTGAGCACAACATCCTGATGCACCCCTTCCACATGCTGGGAGTTGCTGGTGTCTTTGGTGGTTCACTGTTCTCTGCAATGCATGGTTCACTGGTTACTTCCTCACTGGTTCGTGAAACCACTGAAACTGAGTCCCAGAACTATGGTTACAAGTTTGGTCAAGAAGAAGAGACCTACAACATTGTTGCTGCTCATGGATACTTTGGTCGTCTGATCTTCCAATATGCATCCTTCAACAACAGCAGAAGTCTTCACTTCTTCCTGGCAGCATGGCCTGTTGTTGGCATCTGGTTCACTGCACTGGGCGTAAGCACCATGGCATTTAACCTGAATGGCTTCAACTTCAACCAGTCAGTTCTTTCCCAACAGGGTCAAGTTCTGAACACCTGGGCAGATGTTCTTAACAGAGCAAACCTGGGTATGGAAGTTATGCATGAAAGAAATGCACACAACTTCCCACTGGATCTGGCTGCTGTTGAGACCACTCCTGTTGCCTGCCTGCAAGCACCAGCAGTTGGTTGATACAATCTAAAAACTGAATACAACACAGAGGGACCTACAACAGGTCCCTTTTTTATTGGGTAGAAATACCACTTGACATTCACTGTGAAGTTGTGTAAACTAAATATGATAAGAATTCTAGAGGTTTAATTTCTTGGCTTCGTCTACACTTTCACAACCTATTGCGCAGAGGGGGTGGTTTGATGTCCTGGATGACTGGCTTAAACGAGATCGTTTTGTCTTTGTGGGTTGGTCTGGACTACTACTTTTTCCCACTGCTTATCTGGCCATTGGCGGCTGGCTTACTGGCACGACTTTTGTCACGAGTTGGTACACCCAC